ATAATACAATGTAAAGCAGGACACCAAGATGATTTAAATTTAGAATTTTGTGATTGTTCAAAAAATTATCCTAAAACTTTGAAATATTTCAAAAAATTATTTGCTAAATATCCATATTTTATATAAATTTTTTTTAGCAGTATCGGATTTCGCTAATCCAGGCTTGTAAAGCCGTTATACATTTAGACTGATACACGTCTCGTCAACGTAGGCTGATTTTGTTTGATTCGCCATCAAACGGAAATAATCAACTACGTTACGAGGTTCAAACGTGGCTACAGGTATCACAAATATCAATAACATGGCGCCCGAGCTTCCGCTGCAATTCAGCGAAGATCTCTTGTCTACGCCCATGTTCAATTTAATTCATAGTTTTGGTTGTGACTTACACTATGCAGAAGCGCATATCGGTAAAACAACCCGTATGTCTCGATATGAAAGATTATCGACAGATGGCGGTCAATTGGATGGCTCCGGTATTGATCCGGCTCCTGAGGTTGTTGTCCGCACTGACATTGATGCGACAATGGAAATCTACGCTAAAACCGTAGTCATCAATAGAATGTTTGTTGATGTAAAACCCTTAGTGATTGACTTGGAACTCCTGGCGGCATAATCACCAGGAAAACAAGGGGCAAGCTATTTATCGTTTTTATAAGAATAGGTTCGATTGTGCAAAGTTTTAAGTTCTTCAAACTACGATTAATTTGCAGCCTGAACGACTAAGTCTAGGGGACTTTTTTTCTTATGAAAAAAGGTATGCGATAGTCTGACCTCGAGCTATATATAAAACTCGAGAGGGAGATCCGAAGAGGTTTCCCCGCCTAGAATTCTAGGTCACAAAAGTAACAGAAATGGAACAAGTCACTTTGTATGAGAATGATAAGGTTTTAACCAAGTTCACAGCTCTTTGCGGACAATGGTTGCGTGAGAAAGAAGATTTGCTCATGCGCGATCTTTACGCTTCTTCTGTCAGCTATCTCAATGCTGTTGGAGGAACTAATGGAGATCAGCCTACTAATATTTCTAGAGGTGATGTTAATAATATTGAGCGCATTTTACTTGGTAATGATGCTAGAACTATGTTGGAAGGGATAGATGCCGATCTAAAATTCGGTACAGCTCCCACCAGAGACTCTTTCATTGCTCTTGCTTCAACTGACATTACACCTGATTTACAAAACGTTCAGGGCGTATTGTTAAAAAATGCTTATCCTCATCAAGAAGGACTTAGACCGGAAGAATACTGTTCTATTAGTCGCTTTCGTTTCTTTGTTTCAAGTAAAGCCAATAAGATTCCAGGCGCTTCTTTATTGGGAGCTACTGTTTACACAATTCCAATGTATGGACTAGAAGCAGCTGCCAAAGTTGAACAAAATAACTACACTGCAGTTTTAGGCTATCGACCTCCATATGTCGTGTCCAGTGTAGCGCAAAATAGCCAACTGTACGCAAAATTTGCAATTGCGAGAGCGATTACAAATCAGAACTGGATCTCTGGCCTTAACGTAACAGCAGCACAATAAGGAGATCTATATGGCTTTTACAATTTTAACAGGTGATTCTTTCACATCAACCGGTGTGGGGGTAAAAATTATTCTTCCAAGCTCGGCTGATTATTTCAAAACATGGAATATGACTCAGCTTTCTGCAACAAATCCAAATACAGTGACTAATGGTCAATGGTTTGGGTCTAAATTTGGTGCAGGAGCATCGCCAGCAGGACAGGGGATAAAAACAGTAAAAACAACATCCATGTTGGATTCTGATTTTGCTGCCGGGACAGGTTTTACTTATGTAACAACTTCTCCAAATGTTGAAGCGCAAGCAGCCAATGCAATTACTGCAATTACTGCTGCGTCTCCTGCTGTTGTATCACAAACTAATACTTATTCCGAAGGGGATTTTGTTAGGATTTATAATACAACAGGCATGCTGCAAATTGGCGGAATGGTATTTCAAATTTCTTCAGTTTCTGGATCTGGTTATACATTGACCGGATTAAGAGCAGCGGGATTTGCAGCAGCAGCAACTGCAGGAAATACAAGACGCGTTTCAAAAAATGCTGCAGTAGATCCGGAATTTTTGTTTATTACTGAAATTACTAAAGCAACGCAAGCAGTTGTAAGAACTTCAGTTGACCCAACTCCCTATTATGTCGTTGGAAATAAAGTGCATTTTAGCATTCCTTCCTCTTTTGGAATGACTCAGATGAATAACTTAACAGGAACAATAATTTCCCTGAATTCTACAAACTACACAATGACTATCGATATCGATAGTAGTGCATTTACTACGTTTGCATTTCCTGCATCTACGAGTTCGCCAACAGCTCAATTGTTTGCAACTTTGTCTCCGGCAGGTTCTCAAACAAGTTTCAATCCAAATACACTAGTCCAAACCGGATATGAGTTTATTAAAACTCCATTCCATACGGGACAATTTACACCATATATGTTTTTGGCCGGGGGAGCACAATCGCCGGCTGGTGCAAATAATGATGTAATCAATTGGATTGCTTACAAACTTGAAACCTAGATTTTAAATGGATGGGGACAATATCCCCATCCTACGGAATATTAAATGAGCGCAAACACATATTTACCTCCAACTCCGGTAATACCCGGTGTTTTATTAATTACTAATATCACTCAAACGAGCCCAATGATTATTACAATCGTTGACTCAGTTGAAAATACATACATTCCCGGTCAACTCGTCTATTTGACCGTTCCTGATGATTATGGAATGTTTCAAGCTAATGGGCTGACAGGACAAATTTTAGACATTAATGGTTTGAATTTTACTGTAGGAATTAATGCGTCTCAATTTGATGCATTTATTTACCCTCCTACAGGAAATGTAAAGCCTGCGAGTCTATCCCCGGCAGGTTCTAGAAACCTTCAGTTTAGTAATTTTACAAATCAAGTTCCATTTCAATCTTTGAACAATACAGGAAACTAAAAAGAACATAAAAAATAGGTGAAAACATGACTTTAGTATTAGTTACAGCTTCAGGCGAACAACATGGTTTAATAAATTCCGTGTCAAATAGTGTTAGAGATGATGATTTTAAACATATGTCACCTGAAAACAAAGCAAAGGCGATTAAAGCTAAAAAAGAAGATAGTCGAAAAGTTAAAGCTCGATACATCAATCATAGAGGGAATCATGAAAGATTAACTAAACCCTATATGAGATATGCAGGTGATCCTATTCAAACGTATCATTTAATCCCGGGACATATCTATGAATTGCCAATGGGTTTTATCAATGAAGTCAACAATAGCGGAATTATTAGACGAAGTCAGAATGATACTGATAATACTCCTGTTGGGAAAATTGAAGGTAAAGATCAAATTCACGAACTGGTTCCAGTATCATTTTAATTTTGAGTTAATATGGTTATAGCAGCTCCAGATTCTACAGTAATCGCAATAAGAAAAAAGGTTAGACGATTAACGGCTACAGCAGGCCAAGATCAACTAACCGATTTTGATTTAGATCAGTATATCAATACATTTTATCAAAATGATTTTCCTTATGCCATTAAGATAGATCAAACGCGGGATGTATATTCTTTCTATACTGAACCCTATAGAGATCGATATCCTTTGAATGTAAATTTTAATCAGGGAATTCGCGCCCCCATGTATGTCGATGGGATAGAAGGTTATTTCTTTAAGGATAGGAAACAATTTTTTAATATGTGGCCAAGATGGCCTACGAAATTTACCCCTATCACAGGAGATGGAACCACTCAGATATTTAATTTTACTGTAGGATCTACTCCTATTTTAAGCTCGAATATCGTTCTTGGAGGGATCAATATTACAGGAGATCCAATATCAGTTGCAGATGATGGGAATGGGAATATGTTGGTTCAAACGCCAAATCCTCAAGTTTCTGTTCCAACGGAGTTAACAAATGTTCCGGGGATGAAAAACCTAAATACTGCAAATCCCGGTGACAATGTTCAAACTTTTATAGGAACTGTAGATTATCAAACAGCCACATTTTCATTAAATTTTTCTTTGGCCAATTTAACTCCAATAGCAGGGCAACAAATGACATTGAGAGTATCTCAATATCAAACGGGACGTCCTTATTGCTTATTATTCTGGAACAATGAATTTACTATAAGACCCGTTCCTAAATTTATTCATAAAGTTGAAATAGAGACTTATTTAACTCCGGTTCAATTTCTTGAAACGACAGATAATCCCATCTTAACTCAATGGTGGCAATATATTGCCTATGGAGTGGCAAGGGAAATTTTAAGGGATAGGCAGGATTTAGAAGGTGTAGAAAATTTACAAGAAGGATTCGAAAGGCAAGAGGCTTTAGTTTTAGAAAGGCAATCGATAGAAGAAATAGGACAAAGAAATACCACCATTTTTTCTCAAACCATACAAAACCAGAATTTTGGTTCTTATAATGGATGGTGGTATTAATGGGAAAATATATCCCTACGTACATTAAAGCTTATGAAACAGGACTTGTACAAGAAAGAGAAAATTTTATTCTTCCTAATGATGCTTATCCTGTTTTAGAGAATGCTTATGTCTGGCGTGAAAGAATTATAAGAAAAAAAGGATATCAATTACTTGGAAGATTACAACGAACATTATCCACTGTGACAGTATCTTTATTATCTCCCTTTACTCTCAATCTTTTTACATTATTTTCAATCACAGAAACCAACGCGCAAATTGTGCCGGGATCTATTCAAATGACGATAGGGCCTGAAACATATACCGATAATGGATCTGGTTTATTAACGGGAGCGCCTTCAGGATTTGCTTTAATTAACTATTCAACTGGTGTGATTGATATACATACCGCGCAAGGGCCGGGAAATCCTGTTACAATAACACTAAGTTATAATCCCAATCTTCCTGTAATGGGAATCCCTAATAGAGAATTGGATAATGTTAATAATGAGCAGATGATTGTTTTTGATACAATTTACGCGTATATTTTCACAGCTGGAGCATTTCAAGAATTTATTCCGGGAACTACTTGGACAGGAACGGATTTTAACTTTTTTTGGGGCACGAATTACTGGGTAGGAGATGGAAATCTTAAAATTTTTTGGGTGACTAATTTTAGCGGACCAACAGGAGATCCAATAAGATATACAAATGGGACTAATTGGATAAATTTCAGCCCTCAAATTAATGCTTCGGGAGATGTATTAGCACAATCATTAGCACTTTTACCATTTAGATCGCGATTATTAGCATTTAATACTTATGAAGGCCCGAATCTTGCCGGTTCAATTCAAAATCCTCAAAGAATAAGATGGTCAGCAATAGGTAATCCTTTTACAACACCAAGCGCTATTGTTACTAATGTTAATGCAAATGCTTGGAGAGATGATATTAGGGGACAAGGGGGATTTTTGGATATCCCAACTTCCGAATCGATCACAGCTGTTGGTTTTGTTAGGGATAATTTAGTCATTTATTGCGAA